CCTTATTCCATTTAGATTTTAGGGATTTTTTTAACCCAACGATTTCACCACAGATCTCATAATTCTCCTCAGCTTCCCAATATGAAACCATTCTAAAACAAAAATCATCTATCCTTTCCTCAGAATCGAAAATATAGACGAAGTCTTCCGATTGTAATCTTAAAGCATTGAGAAAAAGATCCTGCACTGCTCTTTCAACGTGGCATTTCAAAATGGCATATTGAGGATGTTCGTCAAAGGACGAACTCCAGTCAGAAAAATGATAATTGCCAGATCCTATATCCATCGTTTTATTTAGTGTCTAAAAATTTATATATCTGTATATAAATTTTTTGGTCAACCAAATCCCGAAAATCAACTTTAAGTTTTTCCAAAACTGTACTTACTCTTTCATTACCAAAGTGTGAAAATAGGACTTGTTTTTTAATTTCCGCCTCCATCTCGTCATCTCTTTTATATTTAACATTGGAATCTTTAAGATCCAGGATGGATTTTTCAAATTCTTGGAATCGTTGTAGATCTTCTTTACTTAATTGTTCAGGCATAGGATTTGTTCGATGTTTTGGTGGTAATCTAAAAGGGCTTTGTCTTTCTTTTTTACCTCAAGTTCTATATCGAAGTCAAATCCATATGTTTCGATTTTTTCGTGGATCCAATCTGAATGTGCAAGATCCTTTGCACTGGCATCTTCAAAGAGAGCCCTGGATTCTGAAAAGTGTGTCAGTGGTGTTATTCCAGAAGGCCAAGTGTCTAAGCACACTTTAAGGGATTCAGCCTCAGTTAATCCCTCTGGAGGATTACATATGTTATGTAGATAATCAAAAGTAATTGGCACTCCAATCACATCATAAACCATCCTCTTCAGATCTACCGAAGTGTATTGAGATTTTTTGTCATCCACTTCAACGACAAGTCTTTTCTTGACAGAATCCTCAAGTGAATGAAAATTCTCACAAAATCTTGCTGCTGCTTCTTCCTTGGTTGGTTGTGCTGTGTTAACGTGGATGTTTATTGGATAGTAATGGGTTTGTGGTAGTCCCATGAGATCCATTATCTCAGCATGCTGTCTTAATTCTTTGCTTGCATTCTGAACCACATCTTCCCTAAGTGATGCAAGAACAGAGTATGGAGACGGATGGAAAGTTAGCCTTTGGTTATTTTTAATTGCTATATGGCCTGCCTCCTTTAAGTGAAATGCAATCTGTTTAAAGTCTGGAAGTTCAACAATTTCATATTCTGAGCACCAGGGGAACATATCAGAGCTCATCCTATACATGGTGATGTTATTATCTACGTTCCATTGTATAATCTTCTTTAGGTCTTTTACATTTTGGAGAGCAAGTTCGGAAACATATTCTAAACCTCTGTCAAGGAATGTTCTTTTTACCATTGACCTATTAGTTGTAACCCTATCTTTCTTACTAACACCCTCACTAAGTGATAGATTTATACAACAGTATCCGAATTTTCTTGGCATGTGGTAAAATTAAGTCAATGTTGTGCTTTGAAAAAATAAATCAGGATAAAGTTGATAACCAAACTTTCCTAGCATCCGAAGATTTACCAAAAGCCATCTCTAGCATTGCACTAGATTTTCTATCCTTAACTATCTTGGTTATTCTCTTGTTCTTCATTACATGATCCCAATCCTCCAGAGACAAAGACCCAAGACCTTTAAGATACCTTACATTAGAAATTCTTTTCCCCTGCCCCTTATCCTTAAACTCCTCCAAAGAGTAGTAGTACGTTTTAGTTCTATCCCCAACGGAAACCAAAGGTGTTTCTAGAAAGCTAAGTTTCTTGTTTTCCACTATCCATGGGAACCACTTAAAGAAAAGATTGATAAGTAATGAAGTGATGTGAGCACCATCTGGATCCTGATCCGTAGCAATAACTATGTTATCATAAGGACATTTTAAATCCGGTTTTTCTGGGTCAAGATTTAATATCTGCATAAGTTCAAGGATTTCCTTATTATCGGCTAAATCAGAAAGGCTCCTTGCATTCTTTATTTTTCCCTTAAGAGCATAGACACCATCTCTGGAAGGATTTCTTTTTTGTAGAATTGAACCCATGGCACTTAGGCCCTCAACTATAAAAAGGTTTTCTGCATTTCTAGATGTTGGTGGGAAATACTTGTGGGAGAATTTGACCCTCACGTTTTTCTTCTCCTTCCTTATCTTCTTTAAGTTAGCATCACGCTTTCTTGCTTCAACCTCTTTTTTGATCTTTTTAAATAGAGGGGTGGTGTAAAACTTTTTAAGGGACCCCGAGAATGCATTGAGAATTATTTGTTCGACATCTTCTCTCCTCGTAACAAATTTGGTTTTATTCTGGTCCCCAAACTTAACCAAAGCTGGGGGTAAGTTTAATATTAAGCAAAAGTCGTAAAAGTGGTGTGCTAGTGAATCATCCAGGGTATCATTTATCTGGTCCATGATGATCTTCTGGTGTATCCCTGTACAAATTGCAGAGTTCATAAAAGAGAAAGATCCAGACCCTTCCGAGTTTTCCCAGATAAGAAGTTCTCCAATTTTGGTCTTGTAGGAAATTTGTTTAAATATTGAAGTGTCCACTGGAATTTCTTTTCCATCCCAAATGAACTTAATTTTAATACCCCTAGTATTAGGCTCAGTTTCTAGCACTCTCTTTTTTAGCAAAAGTTGTGAGAGGAGTATGTCCTTATTCCACTTGCAATTATCGAAGATGTTAGAAAGTGGTGTGAAACTTACCGAGGTGCCAAGTTTTTTTCTGCCCCTCTTTAGAACTTTAGCCTTTGCAGGTTTAAATTTATTCCACTCTTGGTAATAATACTCTTTGGGGCTTGTTGTCTCAATAGAAAAGAAGCTAGACATAGCATTAACAAGGCTCACACCCATGCCGTTTGTACCAATAAGCGTCTCTTCAACATTATCGTTGTCAAAGTTTGATCCTGCTCTGAGCATAGAAACTGCTGTGGCAATGTTACTAAGTCCACTTTTCTTGTTAATTGTGGACCCGTTTACGAAACCCTCCCCAGAATCTGTTATCTTTATGTTGTTTGTTTTAGAGTCAACCTCAACAGTAATAGAATCCATAGATTTCTTCATCCTCTTCGCTTCGTCAACAGAGTTTGAAAATACCTCATCAAAAAGTTTGTACATACCTACTGAAATCTGGTATGTTGAGCTAAGGATCTTATCACGCTTAACTATTGGTAACTGCTCTTCGCTTAGCTTAACAGATCCAACATATATGGTTGGCCTTTTAAGAATGTGTTCAAAATCTGAGAGTACCTGTATGCTTTTAGTTGCCATAAAAAGAATATGATTTGAGTTTATATGGAACTTCCAAAATATAATTTCACAAAAAAAGCGGGATGTACCCGCTTTAAGATTTTTCTGTTAATTGTTTATTCGCCTGCCGGCTCGTAATAAATTTCTTCTACCTTAATTGGGAGAATTTTAGCTTCATAGCCTTTGTCCTTCAAGGAAACTGGGATTCCAATAACATAATCCTTTCCTTCAATGTTTTCAACACGGTCTACAAGAAACTCTGAATCAAAGAATATCGTTCTTTTATCACCAAATCTATTTAGGTCGAAATCAAACTCATCAGCATCAGTATCCTTTTCGATCTCCTTTCCTATGGTTGATTTATACTGTCTGGCAAGTCTTTCCCTTTCCTTAGCTATGATATCTTTAACATAATCAGGAGCTCCTTTACCTTGTGTTGGAACTTCCGCAATGACAGTAATGCTTTCAACCTGGCCAGCATCCTTTTGTGCTAACATATCCCTCAATTGTGGAATAACTTCAGAATATTTAAGCTCCTTCTCTGGTCTTACATTCACATTCTTTCTGAATTTAGACTCGTCGTAAACTGGTGTTACCCCCTCATATAGGGATTTGCTAAATTCTTCATATAATTTTAGATTGTTCATTTCCAAAAATTTGTTTCTTTATATATCGCCTGATTCCGGATGTTTAGTAATCTTTACCTCCAAATTATTTGTTCCTTTTATCAAACGATGCCACACCTTAGCCTTTATAAAAAACGTCCCATGACACCTTTGAGGAAGTTCATTGTCTATCTGGATTTTCCAGTCATTTTCATTTAGGAATTCAACATTACGATCCTCCCAATCTTGATGCCATTTCAGCTCATCGTCGGGTACATCGTGTCTAAAAACCCTTAGGAATTGGTTCTTACCTAAGCGAGCTTCAGAATATGGATTTACCACGGATTATTGGATTTAAGACCCAGGAGTTTGTGGTATCTGTGGACATTGCAAGACCAGTATCTCGGTTTCCATTTAGGTCCAGGATCTGTACATCTGTGTCTTGCTCTAAACGATTTAGAAGCCTTTGGATCATCGTTCTTTATTCTTTGGCCTGGTTGTCCAAACCTAACCTTGACAACCTTACCCTCGCCGTTTTTTGTATAAACAGCAAACTTCCTTGTCTCACCAGGAGTTCTAAAAGGCTTGTTGATTTTTACCTTTCTACCTTGGTATTTTTCCTCGTTAATTTCGAACGGGACGTCAAGTAAAACTTCTTCTCCCCGATATTTAGCTTTTTGTCCAGCTTCTGTACTAATAAGGAAAATGTCATCAAGGTCAAGATCTATCTGCTCATTAATCCAAAGGTTTCTAGATTCATTTATTAAATCCAGCCAAGAATCAGATTCTATTCTATAAACACTCTCCATTAGGGAAAGGCCCTCTTCTATATGATACCTTAGGGATTCGCTAATATTTTCAGATGTGAATGATGTAAAGCTTCTTAATTTCATATCTTATATATCGGTTTGGTATCCAACGATAGAAGCTTTTTTGGTAGGGTGTTTAATACCTTTTATTATTGATTTGCAGATTCCTTTTGTTTAATCATTTCAGCTTTTTGTACAGCGGATTTCCTGAAGTAGTCTAAATTTTTTAAAATCCTGTCCTTTTCTTGGTTTGGCAGTGACGGGAAAAAGTCCATTTTTACTACCGCTTCAGTCTTTTCAAAAGCTACTTCCGGATTCCCAGTATGAAAAGCTGCAAGTGAGTATTCATCTAAAAGTCTCCATTGCCATATATCGGGCTCAACAAAAAGTATATCAGAGGTCCCCGGGTTCTTCACTGCCATATTACCGTATGTGAATGACATCACCCACCTTCCACGCTCTCTTAACTTTCTCATTGCATGGAAAACAGCCTCTAACCTCTCCGGTCTATATTCCCAAGCTCTAGAATATGCTTGGATAACCTCATCCGGATGTCTCCCCAGCTGCTCTTTAATTTTACCAATCATGTACATTGAATAGTATACCTCTTCTTCCCATCCACCGGCTTCAATTCTTCTTTCATAAGCGTCAATGGCTTTTAACTTTTGTCCGGAGTCACGGTAGCTTTGTGCAAGATAGAACATGTACCTTGCGTTATCTGGTTCATCTTCCAATGCTTTCTCAAGAATCTCTGCATCATTAGAGTATTTTTCTTCAAGTGAATTTGCTCTTTTTAAAGGACTAATATCAGCATCCACATGACATCTATCTGAGGGGATTTGATATTGAACCAGTTGCTCTTTTCCGGGAAGATCTAAATACTCGTGAAGAACCCCCTTATAAACCCAGTCCTGATCAGATCTCACAATCTGAGCACGGTGGTACTGAAGGTTATTTAACTTATAAAGAATTTGGTAGCAATCCACATCTTTAGTAAGTCCGTGAAATGGATTAATCGAGCTATCTGTTGCTTGAAAGGTATCATCAGCATCTATGATCCATCGATAGTCACACTTACCCTTTGCTAATTCCAAGCTCTCTGTGCGGTTTACTTCAAAGTTTACCCAGGGTCTTTCGTGTAATTCGCCCTCGATTCCGAGCTCTTCCATTGTGGAATTGATTTCATCTATTGTATTATCAGAAGAACCTGTATCAACTATAACATAATATGAAATATAAGGAGCAACCTGGGTTAAGCACTTTCTAATAGTATCACCTTCGTCCTTGACAATCATTACCAAACACATACTAATGCCTTGCAATGAGGTATCTACTGGTTTATTTTCCAAAGTAGGATTGGGTACTGCTTTTAGTTTAGGTGTTTTCTTTTTACTAGAAAGCTTGTTGGATTTTTTCCTCTTAGTTTTAGGTGCCATAGAAACTTTTATAATGTAGTTTCTATTTATACTAGATAAACTAGAAAAATTTCACCTTATCCCCGGGCTAGAGAGGTTATTCTTTCTAGAATTAGCTCGTCGTTTAATGTTAACGAAAAATCACCAACAGCCTTTATGTTCTTCCCACTTTTTCTAGCAACTAGGTCTATGGTTACATAACCAGTTTCATCATCAGGAAATTCCATAGCTTTTTTTGTCTCTTTGTCACAAATTGGATCAAACGAATTTCTGCTCATTCCAGAACCATTCCAATAAACTAAGGTAAGGTTGTCAAGCTTTCCGTCTAGCACCTTCACTACCTGATTCTCCCTTAGACATTCTATCTTTAGCGTAGATCCCTTCTTTTTAAATCTTGTAGAGAAGGTTATTAAGAAATATCCCCTTCCGTGTAGTAATCCAGGAATTGTGTTATTCTTAGCAGAAAATAGGGGAAGAGAACCCTGGAATCTGTGTCTTTTAAATCTGACTCCCAACTCCATTAATGATTTCTCCATTACTGATATAAGCTTATCAACATCAGTATTTGGCAGATCAAATACAATATGTGGTTGTTTACCACCTATAATTTTAGGGGACTTTATATTAATATCAGAGAAGTACTTCAAGTAATTTAAAAGAACTTCCCAAATGGTATCTAACTGTTCCCTTTCAGACAGGTCTACCTTTTTCCTGTGATCCAATTCAGATTGTAGCTTTGAAAGAAAATCTTCAACTACTTTTTCGTTGTGGTGGGTACTCATTTTAATTCTTAATTCTTTTCCAGGAGTAATCTGTATCTAACTTAAAGTGCCCGTAGCATGGGAACTTATTTCCCCACTCTTTGGGTGAGACCAAACTAGCAAAAGTTTCTCCCTTCTTATTTTCATAGAGATATATCTCAGTTCCGATATGAGCCTCAAAGGACATAGAACAATTCCATACAAGTTCATTATCCTCAAACTCTCTCAATAGATCAGAGATTTGTTCTTTTATCTCCTCAGCTCTTTTACCAAATTTATGATTGGAATGGATGGCAGCTCTTTGTTTAAAAAGAGCTAGACCAGAAACATCTATTTTTGGAGACGATACAGAAGTAGCATAAGGTTTTAGGAAAGCATCATACTTTTCAGTACTTTCATCATAAACAATGCTATCAGGAAGCTTTTTCTTTCTTTCCTCCATCTTTAGGCTTATAAGGCAAACCAACTTTTTTTACTAACTGCTTATATACGGTTTCAATTTTCTTAGATGCGTTTACTTCAACGAGCTTTCTGCTTTTCTTGTATTTCTTTACCAAAGGAAGCGTTTTTTTCCTATAGTCCATAAACCTTTTGGAAATGATCTCTTCGTCCTGGTCGTCTTTTCTGCCGCTATCCTTGGATCTTTTTATGATCCTCTCCTTTGACTTAGACTCGTCAACGTCCAAGTAAATAACATGATTTAAACCCAATCCCATTTTTCCCAAAAGAGAATCAAGAAGCTTAGCTTGTTTTAAATTTCTTGGAAACCCGTCTATAACAATACCCTTTTCTAAGTCAACATTACTTAATGCTTTTCTTAACATCCTAGCCATTATGCGATCGGGTATGAAATCTCCTCCCTCTACTATTTTCTTAAGTTCTTTGTCATCAGAATTCCTGATAAGGGCTCCAGTAGAAATGTGGCTAAAATCATTGCGGTCAACAAGTCTTTTAGATATGGTTCCTTTGCCCGATCCAGGTGGACCCAGAATCACAAGGATTTCCCCTTGCTTATCTGGTATTTCCCTTTCGTTTATAAAATTTTCGAAGCTTTCAACTCTTTCCATTTTAATTGTTGATTTTTTTAAGATCCACAAGACAAGCAGTCATCAGGATTATCCAAGCTACATGATAAATCATCCATAGTTTGATCGGCTAATGCTTTTAATTCCTCGCTAGCTTGCTTGACTGGTTGCTCGACTACTTTAGGTTGTATCAATTGGACTTGTTCTGGTTTTTCCTTATACTTGCTTGTATCTATACCAAGACCGGAAAGAGCATCTACTGCAGCTTTAGTCCTTAAGTAATACATACCAGTTTTAAGACCCATCTTCCAAGAATGGAAGTGAGCAGCAGTTAGCTTGGCAGCATTTACACCTTCAATAAATAAATTGAGAGACTGAGATTGACAAATAAACTTACCCCTATCTGCAGACATCTCAATTAAATCCTTCTGCTTGATCTCCCAAACAGTTTTGTAAATCTCCTTAATATCATCAGGTATGTTTGGTATATTTTGGATTGATCCTTTATGGATAATAATCATGTTCTTCATGTCCTCATCCCAAAGTTCTAGGGAGATAAGATCTTTCACAAGATGCTTATTAATAATGACAAACTCACCGCTTAGAGTTCTCCTAGTATAGATGTTGGAAGTAAACGGTTCAAACGCCTCGTTGTTGCCCATTATCTGTGCGGTAGATGCGGTAGGCATAGGAGCTAAAAGCAACGAGTTTCTAACACCATGCTTCATTACTTCTTTTCTTAGCTTTTTCCAATCCCATCTTCCAGAAAGATCCTCGTCATTAACCTGCCATAGATTAAACTGGAATTTACCTTCACTTAAAGGAGATCCCTCAAATGTTTCATAAGCACCAAATTTCTTAGCAAGATCCTTAGATGCAGTCATAGCTGCAAAATAGATAGTTTCAAATATTTCAGAATTTGTTTTCCTAGCCTCCTCCGAAGTAAAAGGAATCCCCATAGATGCAAAAAGATCAGCAAGACCCTGGATACCTATACCAATGGGTCTGTGCCTCATGTTGGATCTCTTTGTTTCTGGTGTAGGGTAGAAGTTAACGTCTATCACTTTATTCAAATTGATAGCTGTTTGGTAAGATACATCGTAAAGATAGTCATGGTCAACATCACATTTACCCCTCATGATCTTATTGGTCCTTGCGTCAGTTGATTTCAGGAACTTATTTACAGGGATTGAAGCAAGGTTACAAACTGCTTGTTCATCCTTATCTGTATATTCTATAATCTCACAACAAAGATTAGATGATTTAATAGTACCTAAATTTTGCTGGTTTGATTTTCTATTAGCAGAATCTTTGTAAAGAATGTAAGGTGTTCCAGTTTCAATTTGGGATTCTATAATCTTTCCCCAAAGTTCTCTAGCTTTAATTGTTTTCCTGGCCTTACCAGCTTTTTCCGCTGCAATATATTGCTCGTTAAATTCGTTCCCATAAACTTCATGTAGTCCAGGTACCTCTGAAGGAGAGAACAAAGACCACATTTCGTCTTTTTCCACCCTTTCCATGAATAGATCAGAAACCCACAAGGCTAAGAATAAATCTCTGGCTCTTCTTTCTTCCTTACCTGTATTTTTCCTTAGGTCCAGGAAATCTTCAACATCTGCATGCCATGGCTCTAGGTAGATAGCGAAAGATCCTTTTCTCTTACCACCACCTTGATCCACGTACCTGGCAGTCTCATTGTACACCTTAAGCATCGGAACAATACCGTTTGACTTACCGTTTGTTCCCCTGATGTAGGATCCTGTAGATCTAACATTATGAATTGCTAACCCAATACCACCAGCATTTTGTGAGATCATGGCAACATCGGAAAGCGTTTTATAAATACCAGGAATTGAATCTTCCTGAACAGTCAAAAGGAAGCAAGAGGAAAGCTGTGGCTTCTTGGTCCCAGAATTGAAAAGCGTTGGTGTTGCATGTGTCATCATATGTGTAGAGAGAAGCTCATATGTTTTGAGGGCGTTCTTAATATCGTATCCCCAAATACCAACTGCAACACGCATGTACATGTGTTGTGGTGTTTCAGAAGGAATGCCATGCATTTTTAAGAGATAACTCTTTTCAAGGGTTTTGAATCCAAAGTATTCGAAGTTAAAATCACGGTCATGAATAATAGCGGAATCCAGCTTGGTCTTATTTTTCATTACCGCTTGATAGGTATCCTCGCCTATTAGACCAGCTGGTTTCCCAGTTTCTGGATCTACATAGGAATATAGATCCTCGATGGTCTCTGAGAATTTCTTCTTGGTAGATTTATGCAATCTTGAGATTGCGATCCTTGCAGCAAGAATTGAATAGTCAGGATGGCTTGGTATCATAGATGCAGCAGTCTCTGCAGCTAGATTATCGAGCTCCCCAGTTGAAATCCCATCATAAATACCCGCGATGACCTTTTGAGAAATTCCCATCCAATCAACAAAATCGTTGTTCAGTCCATAGGTCATCTTTTTAACACGGTTGGAGATCTTGTCAAATCTAACCGCTTCTTTGGTTCCGTCTCTCTTAGTTACGTACATGTCTTAGTGTTGTTTTTTTAGAAGTCTACGTCCATATCGAACGTGTTTTCGGAGGAATTCATCACTCCAGCTTTTTGGTATTCACCAACCCTCTTCTCAAAGAAGTTTGTCTTTCCCTGTAATGAAATGTTTGCCATGAAATCGAATGGATTTTCTACGTTGAAAACTTTAGAACATCCTAGATCGACAAGCAATCTGTCTGCTACAAATTCAAGGTACTGCTTCATTAGATCAGCATTCATTCCAATCAGCTTAACTGGAAGTGACTCTGTAATGAATTCCTTTTCAATCTCAAGAGCACTAAGGATAATTTCCTTAATCCTTTCCTCTGAAACCTTGTTAGCAAGGTAATTGTTATGCAAAAGAACTGCAAAATCACAGTGCATTCCCTCATCCCTAGAAATCAATTCGTTTGAGAAGCTTAATCCGGGCATAAGACCTCTCTTCTTTAGCCAGAATATAGAACAGAATGATCCGGAAAAGAAGATACCCTCAACAGCAGCAAAAGCAACTAATCTTTCCTGAAAATGTTCAGACTCTACCCATTTCAAAGCCCAATCTGCTTTCTTCTTAACGGCAGGAATGGTATCGATTGCATTGAAAAGCTTTTTCTTTTCCTGTGGATCTGTGATATAGGTGTCAATCAGAAGTGAATATGTTTCAGAATGGATGTTTTCCATCATAATCTGAAACCCGTAGAAAAATTTTGCCTCAGAATATTGTACCTCTCTTACAAAATTCTCAGCCAGATTCTCATTTACGATACCATCAGATGCAGCAAAGAAAGCAAGAACGTGCTTAATAAAATGTCTTTCGTTATCATTAAGTTTGTTCCTCCAGTCGTCAATATCTGCAGACAAATCAATTTCTTCTGCTGTCCAGATACACGCTTGTTGCTTTTTGTACATCTCCCAAATCTCCTGCTGTTCAATCGGGAAAATAACAAACCTGTTTGGGTTCTCTTGCAAAATCGGTTCCGGTAGCGAATAGTTCTCCTTCATAATTTAATACTTTCTTTTTTTTAGTTTAGTAATTGTTTGCCTGTCTTCGGCGGTTTTCCTCGTTCTTACTCATGTACATATTGTACATTTCCTCGGCTGTCATCCCTATTGAGGCGGCGTAGTTCATGAAAAAATGTAGCATATCTATAATCTCAAATTTGCATTCTACCTTATCAGATTCCGAAAGGTCAGAAAATTTCAAATCGGAATATGTTGAGTACGCACTCTTCCATTTTTTCCATATTGCATTTCCACTACCATCTTTAATTCCACCTAAAGCATCAGTAGCTTCGTGGATCTCATCAATGAGAGCGTGATTGTTCATGTGCCAGAATTCCATGAGTTCTCTCAAAGACATTTCTTTGAAGTTGTACCCATACACATTTTCTTGCGTTTCTGCCTGGAGATTTAAGATGTCGCCTAGAGTATCTTTAGATTCGGGATAAAGATTTTCAATCTGTAGGTCCGAACATTGATTGTCGATATTTGCCATATTTCTTTGTTAGAATAGTTTTTTAAAAGTCCCTTCCCGATTCTAGGTTTTTTATATATCAAGTGGGTCCCTAGAGTGCGGTAATTTTAGGAAAATTCTATGTTAATTTTTTCAATTGTTTCTCCAACCCATCAATTTCTATCTGTAACTCAAGCATTCTCTTTTTGGTTGCTTTTCGTTTTGAGTATAAATCCTTAATTATTGTCTTGAGGATTGGACTTTCTTCATCGCCTCCAAAGAGAGCAGTGGAAGATGTTTTAACCCAGCCTTCCTTAGCTTCTCCAACATCCTTACCTAGTTTCCCTTTGTAAACCTCAGGGGAAATTCCCCATTGTACAATTGTGTTAGGATATAGCGAGGCAAAGTCATAACAAGCAACCCATTCGTGAAGTCCCTTAATAGGTTCTTTAACATATCCACCAATGAACTTAACATGACTTTCTTCCTTCCTCTCATTTACAAACACTTGGTTTCTTTCAAGAAACTTCTTCAGCATCATAACTTCAGTAGCCCAAACGGGGGAAAGTGCCCTGCTGATCTCAACCCTATTTAAATTTGCGATTTTAAAATAGGTTAGAAGAGTTTTAAGCTTGACATCTATATAATGGACTAGAGCACAGTCAATAACGTTGTAGAGTATGAATTTTGGAAAGTCAGACTGGTAAAGGTCCCTTAAAGAACCATCATATACAATCTTCTTTAATCCTGTAGCCTTCTCTGCTACATAGTCCAATCTATTGCTCTCCTTGATCTTAATTACGCGGTCCCATTTTTTATAAATCTCCAGGTAATCGACCATTAATAGGTGCATTGGTAAATTATTTTTTCCAATAAGCCAATTGGCAGGAGATATAATCTTAGGGTCAATACCTAGTCTCTTAGCACGATTGACAAGATAAGGCCAGTCATATCCAAACCAGTTCCATCCGGTAATCAATGGCATTTTAGGGGCCAACTTCTTAAAGAATGTGTAAAGCATGTCATATTCAGACTCGAATTGGTGGTATTTGAAAGACCACTCATCACCCATTGGTTCTAGGTATTCATTGGTTTTCTTATGAATGTCCGCTTGTTCTTTAGCACTTAATGGATCAAGACCTAGAATTATAGACTTACACTTATCTGTAGCAATACCAATTGATAGTACTTTATTCTTTGCATTTGCAGTATCGAGAGAATCTCCCATTTCGTCGGTCATCTCAACCTCAATATCCACGAAGTACTTTTTAGGGATTTGGAAATCCCAAAGAGACTTGGTTAATTCTGGGTCTGCTTCTTCCAGAATTTGTACCATACGATATTTGTCATACTTCTGGGTCTTTACCTTTCTCACTGACATTCCATCCCACGATTCCCAGTCTTGCTCCCTCCTTCGGTCATTTGGAGAGCATTTTTCCCATATAAATCTTTCACTTTCGGGTACCGGAACATCGACAAAAATCAAATCACCGTCTTCAGAATATGATGATACCTTTAAGTAAGTTCCTTTATTTTCTATGTCTACTATCATGGAATAAAATTTGAGAGATATCAATGTGGTGGATACCAGGAAGATATATACAACATACTTATGGAAGGCAGAGTCAAAAGTTTCGAGAATTTCCTTAATGAATATTACATTTCCGCAGCCCCTGGAAGTGTGGTTGTACCTGGCGAATGGTACAAGGATAATGTTAATTCTAGAAACTACAGACCAGCATATACACAAACCCCACAAGTAGTGGATGCTATGTTCCAAAGTACAGATCTTTACAACTACCTAGACACCCTGGCGGAAGAGGATGAATTCAACGAAATGGTTAAAAGAGGGGAAGCTCCAAAAGAGGTGATTAAGTATGTTAAAAAAAGAATTCACGAGGAGCTTTCAGCTAACGCTAAAACCTCCGAATAGAAAAATATCTGTGGACTATTTTGGATATAGTAAAACATCAACTCTTAGAAGGGGCTTATTACCAACAGCAGCATCCTAAGGATTCTATCTTCCTTCATGACTCCGGTGGACACTTTAGACCCGATTGGCTTATAGAATCTTGGGGAAGAGATAGGAAAAATTCAACTAACAAGATAAGAGCAGCCTCCGCATATGTAATAGGAGGTTTGGATCCAAGTGGAAGGGGCGACAAACAATATGATGGTGTTGTTTATAAAGCCTTTGAAGACGATATGTGGTCACACCATCTTTTTGTCAAGTCCAAGAGCAACACCTTTATGAATCAAAAAAGCATTGGTATAGAAATTTGCAACTACGGTCCTTTAATTAAAACGGATAGTGGGGATTTTTATACACACACAAACATAAAGGTTGATAAAAACCAGACTATTGAATTAGAATCCCCATTCAGAGGAAATCGATACTATCACGCATATACACCAGCACAAATAGATTCACTTAAGAATCTGCTTCTTAAACTTGCAAAGTATTATGAGATTAACCTTAAAAGAGGCTTACAAAAAGAGATTTCTAAATTTGGTGTTTATGGTGGGTTTGAGCTTTCAGATGATGCATTAAAAGGTGGACAAGGAGTTTGGTCTCACACTAATGTCAGAGTGGATAAATCCGGTAGTTTTCCACATCCAGATTTAGTTAGAATTATCCAATCCTTCTAAATACATTCTTAATTTTTTATCCGATGGGGTGAAGTTAGTTTTTCCATCCACAAATATGTCCCAAGATTCCTTTCCATATTTTCCAATCCCCGGAAGATCTTCGACTTTTTCAAACCCCTCTACCCACTTTTGACTCATAGCTATTATTCTTTTGGATTTTATGTTACCAAACCCGGTGGATCTAATGATCGGATAGATCTCTGAAGGATCCATTGATGAGCAAAACTCCGGGGATTTTATTTTGGAAAACACATTAGGTAGGATTGCTCTTACTTGCTGATTAGTAGTCTGGTTTAATAGAATACAGGAAACAGACATTTTCCAAGGGCTGTCTAGATAATCTTCCTGTATAAGCCTCTCCATTAGCTTCTTCTTAAGGTAGCAAGGTAGCTGTTAATCTTCTTATCAAATTTGGTTGCTGTTTCACCATAGCCCTCTCCCATTATCGAGGAGAGTTTTGCAACAACAGATCTTCTATCGAGAATCATTTGATATTCCGGATCCTTTTCTTTTTTCAGAATCTCGGAAGCAATCTCTTTTGCAAATCGGTCAAACATTTCTTTTTCTCTGGACATAGCGTAAATAATAAAGCTCAATCTTTTTGTGATCGAGCTTTATTACTGTTAAATCTAAGGAAAATTTCGGAATTAAGAGATCTTAATTTTCTTAGGGAGAGATTCTTTCTTCTTTTGGAGGGAAATCGATAATACTCCCTCCTTAATTTTGGCCTTAATGGAATTGCTATCGATGTATGCTGGGAGGTTAAACTTCTTAGTAAAGTCATCAGTCCAATAAGACTCGTTATCTTCCCCTTTAATGACAAGGTGATTTCCCTCTACCTCAACAGAAATATCATTTAGGGTAAATCCGGGTACTGGGATCTCTAAGAATAGGTTACCATCTTTTTCATCTACAAAATAATTTCTGCTTTGTACAACGGGATTTGTATTGCGAAAAATTCTTTCCATCATTTCTAGTGGGCTGTAAAAAGTTGTTCCGTTCATGATTTTGTTTTTTCAGCATACAGTTCAAATCCTATTCCAATACTAAAAAACAAAGAAAAAGGTGCCTTTTCGGCACCTTTCAGTATTAACTTATGTCGTTTTGTCTTATTTCTGCAAAGACTTCATCATTGCTTTGAAATCGTCAAATGTTTTTACGAGTCTTTCCTTCTTCTTTTTCTTCTTATTACCCTTTCTAGCTGCTTGGGTCCCAACAGTTAAAGATGGGAATTTGTCGCCAGATCCAACTGCACCATCGTAAAAGTCGGCATTAGTACCGCCTGCTGCAGGTGCTGTAACGTTACCCATACCTTGAGTAGTTCCCAGAGTTGCAAATGCTCCTCCTCCCATATCTCCTGCAGGGGCACCACCATCCATCTCTTGGAGATCATATCCTTCGCAGCCGCAGCTTTTCATTTTTTCATCCATTTGCCATTTCTCAACACAGTAGTCGTTTTCGTCCAGCCACTCCTTGATTTTTACCTCGATAGCATCAGGGGTTTCTTGTTCCTCCATGATAGGTACACCAGTTTCACAACACATGCAAACCAAGGTTCTACCTTTTGTTGAATTTCCAGTTGGATAATACATTGAATCCATTATTATTCTAATATTTTTTGAACATTCTTAGCAAATATGCGCAAAGAGTTGCCATCTTCGTTCTTAACCGTGTAGCCAACAACGTCCTTATATGCATCATAAATTGGTGAGGTAACTAAAAGCTTATTGTCACTTGTGTCAAGAATAAACTTTCCAGTTAGATCGTCATATTGTTTTTTTGTTTGAGCATCTTTTTGTGATACTCCTGCCTTTTTATTACATCCACATCCCATTTGTTTGCTGTTTTGCTGTTCTTATTCTATTTATCTGTAGTCATCTTTTAATTCCTTTCTTCTTAGATAGTTGAAAAGGTATCTTAAGGCTTTTTTGTATTCCTTGCTGTTTCTAAAGGGATTTGGATAAGTTCTGATAGTATTGCCTTGCCCCTCTGGGGTTTCAGAGGATTCTACTGGATTATATCTTCTTACCACACCGGTTGGGTGAATAGTATAAAAGACGTCTGCATATCCCTTAACTTCCGGCTGTTTTTTTCTTCTAAACTTGAGAGTATTGTTAAGTTCCTGTTGATCTGATGTTTCTTCAGCAAATCCCAGATCAATGATATCCCTATAGGCATCAGACTTTCTAATGCTATCTAGATCAATGTTCCTTCTCTCATCTTCGAGATATTCGGATCTAGGATCATACCTACCAAACTCAAACAGGTTTATCATTTCTTCTGTTCCTTTATCCAATCCCTGTAATCCTTTAGATTTTCAAGGTTCTTTTTACCAGCCTTTGATTTTTTAGAATCTGGGTTAAGGTATGGTATGATTGGCTTGATGTCTCCACCAAAACTCATCCTTGGGGAAATTGATGGAAGACCCTTAGAGTCAACAACACCAGTGTTAACTGCAATTTCTCCCTGGATAGCGCCTCCATCTTCGTTTATTGGTTTGCCATCTTTAACAATCTCAGGTAAATCCTTTGATTTGGTTTTTGCAAATTTCTTAAGTTCCTTATCCGACATAGGGGGAACAAATTTTCCATCCTTATCCTTATATCCAAAAGCTATCTTTTCGATCTCCTCACGATACTTAGGATCAATATCAGAAGCTTTTAACTCGTCTTGTCTAAGAGCCCAAGCTTGACCCATTATTGCTTGCTGTGCTTTACTTACTGAAGGCATGATTACAAATTATATTTTTCAAAGGGAATAATGATCTTCATACCTTCCTCAATCTTCTTAAGTTTGGTATCCTTAATATTCTTACCTGAAGAAACACCACCCTCCATTTTCTCAGAATCCTCCTGCAAATAGAGACCTTTCATTTTCTTCTTGATCTCCTCGGGAGACATTGGCTTGGCATTTAATTCCCAGTTAGCAGCAGGATTAATTATTTTCTTCTTTTTCTTTTTCCAATCTGGATAAGTCCAAAGCCATCTATTATAACCCTTCCCAACTATTTCAAACCCCTTATCGCCAGGTTGTATGGCTATGGGTGACTGCGGGGGAATATAACTGCCAGTTTTTGCCATTAGTCTATAACTGCTTCTATTTTGGATTTTGAAATTTGAGTGGTCTCAAAAAATCCAGTGGTTCCTTCTAAGAACTCTGCTACTTTAGTCTCAACTTCCAAAACAGATTCTGCTGCTACTAGAAATTCAGACTTGTGAATTACTGGGTCACCGTTTCTTTTTGTTTCGGTTGACTCAAAGTTTACTTTTGCTACGTAGTATCCCATTGTATATAAATTTACTGTTTATATATCACCTTTTGTAAATTATTCCATCCCACAAGAAACAGAAAAGGCAGCCGGGAGGGCTGCCTAATATCTGTTTGTAATTGGGTTCTCTTAAGAGTTGTTCTTCATCTCTTGAACATCCAACCTTACTTGCTGAGCTAGTTTTTTAACTTCTTGCATAGCTTGACGAACTCTAGTTCCTGCAGCTTTATTGCCTTTCTCAACAAACTTTGCTACGTCAGCTTCTGCAGCTTCCATAACGGCTTTAATCTGGTCAAAATTTTCCATAATTGATTTAATTTTCCTTATTTATACTTGGGTTAGAAATAAATGTTTCGATCTACATTATCTACTGATGATGAAAGTCCCTTTATGAGATCCCTCTTGCATTGACCATTCAGGTCCGAGGAATGAAAGTAAAACGGATTTTAGCATTTCCTCATAGTTTTCAATCTCGATATTATCTTGCATTTCGTCAAATATACGAATTACTTTAGAATTCTTCTCGAGATAATTTAAAAGGGCCTTAGATATTTGCTCCAAAAATCTACTGAGATCATTATCCCTCAGGGTAAACTTTTGGTCATTTAAATCTGGGACCTCCGACTTCTTTATAGCTATATCTTCTATGATCTCAGGAGCAATCTCGTTTATGTTTAGGACTGCATAAGAGTTTTTTGGACCCTCCATAGATTCATATTTGGAATACTTACCAACTACCAACATAAATCCTTTTTGAGCTCCATTTTCCAATTCAAGCTGAAATAGGTAATTGTAGATATCACCATCTTTTATCAGGAGAAATGGGAAAGTACCAAACCCGTCACCCTCATTAACCGGATTGGATTTTAAAAAGTCTGAGAAATTCTGTATTCTTTTTTCCACCTTACAAATTGTATTTTTTTATATATCAGTCCCGTACCTTCGTAATAAGGTCGTTGTAGAGATTTGATACCTCTTGTGGAACCATCTTTTTAAACTTTGAAAAGTCTTGGTCTTTAATGGCTTGTCTTACATCAGTACCACTTGTTACCCTTGGTGTTTCCACAATTTCTAGCTCGTCGCTAATCTTGTCTTTTATATCAGACATCTTGATATAGTCAATCTGCTTGGTATAGTCATCTTTTCTGTCTGGACCAGCACCAATTAGCCTTGGGTCATATCCCATATCGATTAGCTTTGATATAGCAGATCCTAAAAGACCCCTGTTTACCATCATATATCCCTCTATCTCCTCGTTGTTTGATACGATGGAATCCATATACATTTTTATGGAATCGTTGTCAAATGGGGATTTTCCTGACTTATTGTGGCCTGGATAAACCACAACTACATAAGAAGGTAGATCGTTCTTTTCCTTAAGGGCTTTAGCCATTTTCAGATGCCCATGATGGAAAGGCTGGAATCTACCCATAATAACATTAACCGGCTTTCTTTCGTCAGAGACATCTTCTTGCAGTATATCTACTTCCTCTGGAATTTCCTCATTATCAATTGTCTCTAATTTGGAGATAAATTCTTGGTAAGAAACTAGTGGATCATCAGAAGTTTCAAATTCTTCATCCTCCTCCTGAATATAATCTACAGATGGAGACATTTCCCTTCTAAAGTCACCAAAGCTTATGAACTTTGATTCGTTCACATTTTTAGCAGGACGCTTAATGTAATCCTTAATGTCCTTGATCAGCAAATTAATTTGATCCTTCATACCAGAAGTTATAATACCGCCAGCTCTTGTCTTGATTTTTCTAAAAGAGTTAAGTATCAACTTGAATAAAGATTCAAACGAATCGTCTTTCTCAATGTATTTAAGAACCCTCCTGTCCTTAATCTTATCACGATTTAGTCTGAACTCGTCTCTCTTTAGATATTCAGGTTCGTCAAAATCAGTTCCTCTATATTTCTCTGCATATTCATCAAGGAATTTCACAAATACATCGCTCATAAACGAAATATATCTCTCATCCTCTGAATCTCCGTTAACTTCAAACTCAGATAATCCTTTTTCTAAAATGAAGTTCATAACGTCCATCACAGTTATACCAAGAAAGTCTGAAGGCTTTTTACTCTTCCTATCAGCAAACTTTTGTTTTGCAATCTCAGTAAAGATAGGGTCGACCATTTTTGCAAGGACAGTATCGCTATCACCCTCAAGATCACCAAATCTGAAAACTATACCCTCTACATCTTTATCAAGATCATCATTCAGAGCAGTTTTCTTTAGGTCTGGGTTAAGAGTCTTTATGATAAACCTAACAAAGGATTGTGTTTTAAATCTTTCAACAAGCTCTTTAAATGGAGTATTCAAAAAATCCAAAAGCTCGGATTTTTGGTCCTCACTTAATACCCCTTGAAATACAATAGGTGGTTTTTCAACACCCAGAAGATCTGCCCAGTTATCTAGCTCCTCCTTATCTTGGATAGTACTAATAATCTTACCGTCATCACCCATTTTGTGGATATAAGAAAGAATAAGATTATTCTTAGGAAGTCTATCATAAACAATCTCAACAGGCTTGTTGTTAGCAAAATACTCTAATCCAAATCTCCACCCTCTCGGAACCTTTTCAAGTATGTGGGGTGGCAAAGACTCTACATATTGAATTGGTTTTTCATAGTACTTCATCAAAGTCCTATCAACCAATGTAATTGGGTTCCTTTGATCTCTTCTATAAAACTTAAAGTTTCCGGTTTCCTTGTCTCTCTCAAAAGAGAAAGCAGACCCGTCCATCTTCTCGTTTATTGTTACGAACTGATTGAAAAGCTGACCAACAAAGTCAGACCCTTTCTTGTTATAAATGTCGTATAAATGATTGATTCCTGCCATCCTTAATTCAATAGAATTTTTATGTTCCCAATATCATCCGTCTTCTTAATCAAAACAGGGCCCAACTGGACATCAACACCAACTGAAACCTTCTGATCAACAATAAGTTTTGCTAATCCTCTTATGATAGTTTCTATAAGAATTTTCGATTTATCTTGTAATTCCATTTGATGTATTATAGCCAAATTTTCTAAAAGAGATTCGACCTCTGGGACATCATCCTGGTAATCTATAAGTTCGTAAACCTCCTTTTCTATTGTGTAATATGGCTCACCTTCTAGAAAAACTGTAGCACTACCATTTTCCTCTTGGGATATAGCCCCATTTATTCCAAGTACAGTAATAAATGAGATATTCCCGTCATCCTCCCTAGCAACAACAGAAGGCGAATCTTTATCTAAAAAAACCTCCAATGCTCCGTAAACTAGGTCGTTATGTTTTTTTGTAAATTCCATTTATTTAATCTCTGTAGGAATTTCAAATCCACCATTAACAAGGTATCTTTCTAAGTCATCCCTAATTTCTTGCTTTTTATCAGCGTGTACAAAAGAAGGAGACGAAACTATTTTCCAAGCGTCTTCGAACGATTTCAAATCATCCTTGTTTACACCACTCCCGAACATCATCTCAACAAATTCATCCGGATCCCTAGTAATAAAGGATGTTTCTCCCTTAACTGTCTTTGGACTTTTTAGCCTCTTTGTAGCACCTTTAAATGATTTCTTATTCTTATAAATACCATCGCTTAACCTTAAGGCGTAGGAGTAAAAGTCTTCTATCTCATTATTTTCGTCCTTGGATATTACCTCTTTTAACGCGGAGAGTATTGCTTGGAACAACCAATTTCTGTGGGCTGACTTATACTTACTTTCTCCCTTTCTATAATCGGGGGAATAGAATATGAATTTAGCCCAATCCATATCCGAAATTGGAATAAGATCCAACTGAACTATCCCATTAGAAGCATCACCCTCTATTGGCCATCCAATCGAAATGACGTTTATTCCCCTCATTAGTTTAAGGTCTGGCACAAAACCGAGTTTATCCTGTAGAGTTTCAGAAAGAATTTTATAAAGGGACCCTAATACATCATCTTCAGAAACACCCAAGCTTTTTGAAAGGAATGCTTTATCAATTCCAAGATCTATATCACCAGAGGTATCATTTTGACTTTTTTTCTTTCCTATACTACCGATTATAAGGTATTCCTTATCTACCTTCCCGCCACCCAAAAGTGGGAAAAGAATTTTCTCAATAGATTCTAAAGTTTTCGGTACCTCGGACTCCTTAATCCTCCTTGACTCCTTAATTGCAGCACCACCTTCAAAAAGTGATACGAAATCTCCAAATTTTAATAAGTTATTTGCCATCTACATCAAAATAATTTGAAGCGGAGTAAACATAGTCTTGGTAAAGCTTCTGATCTCTGCCCTCTGGATTTCTAATATCAAACTTCTTCCCGAAGGTCGATCTGCCTTTTAGAATGGCATTTCTATAGAATTCTTCGTAATTTTTTTCCTTGTTTTTACCAGAAGCCCTAATTGAATCTCCCCATCTAGAAAGAACCTGTTCTTTGTTTTTTTCCAAACCATCAGCATCCATACTTGCTGCTTTTCCAGAATCGAATAAATCTGCTATCCCCTTTCCGACTTTTTGTATTCCCTCAACAGCTCCCTTCACAAGCCTCTGTAAAGCTCCGCCTTCATCATAAGCCATTTGATATAGCTTTTCCTCGCCGGTTTCAGCTTCTATCCTCCTTCTGATTTCTTTGATTCTGTCACTGGCTCCGGGATAAATCTTATCTCCCCTGCTTTCAGAAAGAAATTGTCCGAAATTTTTAAGGTTCTGCATATTTTTCCTCATTTATCCTATATATCGGACTCCAGGATCAAAGCTTTACTTTAAAAATCTTGTACTTGAATTTTTCGTTCTTGTAGATCTCTATCCTAGCGTCACTATGTTTCAGCAGATAGTTCTTGTATTTAGGAGATGAAAAATCGTCAACAAAGTCAATTACATTCACCTTATCCTTACCTTCCATTTTCCTCATCCCCCTTCCGAGGCTTTGTTTAATTAATACCTCGCTCTTGTAAGATTCTACTAGGAAAATGTTGTGTAAGTTGTTAATCGAGATACCAGTAGAAAATGTACCATAGGTAGCAACAAGAATCTTATTCTCCCCATTAGCCATCCTAGATTTATACTCCTCTCTAAGTGATTCATCGGTATCACCATCTACATAGAATACTTCCTTGTCATTTGTTATTTCCCTTAACCTATTCCATATCTGCTTACCATATTCATCTTTTACAGACTGGAAAAGCACTAGCGAATTCTTGGAAGTCTTGGAAATAAAGTCAACTACGTAATTTAGTCTTTTATCGCTTTCAATTACAAGTTTTCTCTCCAGGTTATAAAGTTCGTTTCCCTCCAGGTTTTGTGAGTTAGCTTTGAGATCAGCAAGCTTTTGTTTAATCTCCGTATCTAGCCAATCAAGCCTTACTACCTTAATGTGTACTGGAGTAGCGTGTTTATTTTTAAACAAGAAGTCTGGAGAAATTTCTACCACAACAGGTCCCAGAAATTGCTGGATAGTAAGGTGGTCTGCAGATCCTCTTTTGGTAAGAGTACCAGTAAGGCCGAATCTCCATTTGCTATGCATACACTTAGCAACAATCTTCTTGATCGACATGGAGTTTGTGTGATGAGCTTCATCGACAAAAACAGCATCTATCTCATCAAAGAAATCATCATCTTTTTTTACAAGCGATTGGAACGTCCCTATAATTAGGTCACATCCCTCTCTGAGTTTACTTCCGCCACCTATCTGTTGAATACGAACCCCCAGTTCTCCTACACCATAGTCAATAAAATCGTCATTCCCCTGGAATACCAGGTTAGTATTAGGCACAATCATTAGGAACTTTCTAATAAGACCCCTCTGCTTTAAAAAAGCAAATATCATGAAGGATATTAGGGTCTTTCCAGATGAAGTAGCTATCTCAGAAACAGAGTATCTATACTTAACAATTTTCCATGCAGCTTCAACTTGATAATCCCTTGGGGTTATCTCCTTATCCCCAAAAAATTCATCCACCCATCCCTGGAATTCCTCAAGGGTGAGGTCATTTAAAATTAGATTTTCTAAACCATCTATGTTTATCTCAATACCAAACTCCTCACCAATCTCAAGAACTTCTCTCCAAAGACCAATTGGAACTTTCCAAAAAGGCCCTCTCTTTTCTATGAAACAAATGTTGCCGTCCCATATTTTCTTTTTCACAAGCGGATGGAAATACCAATTGTGTATTTTTTTGGTTAGCGAGATCTCAATTTGTCTTTTTTCTACCTCGTCATTTGCCTGTGCAAGTATAAGCCATTGTTGATCTTCTGATACGTTAAACCTCAGCATTATTTCACTATTTTATTGTACTCGCTCTGAGGTATTCTTCTAGAGCAATACGAGACTTTATCCCATAAAGCATATGATCTACAGTTTGTATAGTTTGGTCGATGAATTTTCTGTGTCCCTCTACAAGTTGTATTTTTTCAACGATGTCTGATACATCTCCCTCTATTAGGAGCTTAGTTTCATTAGACCCATATCTTACATCGCTATTAACCGTATAATCCTTTAATTTTGCAGCCCTCATTTTTCTCTCCTTTGTTGCAAGCTTACTTACAATTTGTGCAAGTTTATAACTATACTCTAGGAGTATTTGTCTAGTAGAAAAAAGTTCCACCTGGGCCTCAGCAACCGTCTTTATGTTTTTCAGACTAAGAGAAATGACCTGAATTTTTTCCTTCCATTCCGCTCTTTCTCTCTCGAACAGTTTACTGTAATCTGTTTTCTGTTGTTCTTGTTGTTCTGACATATTAGAATAGTTCATTGCCCTTTTTATTAGGCTTTTTTCCAAGTTTTATTTCTTTTACCGATAACTCTACAAGTCTAGGTTTTCCAATATCTATATTAACTTCCTTGATCTCCAGAGACTCAGTTTCCAGTCTATCCAAAAATGAGACAGGGAATTTCAAATCTCCATCGTCATTTTTTAAGCTTTCCTCCCACTCTTGGGTTTGATCTACAGTTGACATCTCAAGCATATATGAAATCGGATAAGTCCAATATTTCTTCAGTAAAGTAGTTATCTAATCTCCTTATTTTTATCCTCTTCGCCCGAAGGTAATTTACGAGATCGTTTAAATCCCATTTCTTATTTATCGGTAGATCGTGGTCAAGCAAAAACTTTTTCCAATTAAACACCTTTTTGCCCTGCGATAGCAATTCCGAGTGCTTTTGTCGTCCAGCATTATCCCAATCGTACCAATATTGTACATTCTCTACATCAAATGGAAACTTATTCTCTATAGAGCAAAGTGCTACTGAGTTTTTCCAAAGCCAAGAATCCATCGGTCCTTCAAAAATTGTAATGGTTTGTTCGAACGAAATCCTCCCTACATTGAAAACAAAAGAGACAGGATCTATCTTTTTAGCCTCCTCCACAATGTTTTGATCTTGGGTTTTTAGAAGCTTTTCCCAAATACCGCTAAGCTTATATGTGTAGTACTTGGAACCATATGAAGAATTCATATTCCTAAATTGAAGACCTAGTATCTCATTGTCTTTGGTTAGATTTAAAAGGTACAATTTACCAGTTTCTGGATCCCAAGCAAACTTTTCATCAGTGGATTGATTCCTTCTGATAAGATATTTTTCTATCTTTGACCCTTTGACCTCCTGAAGGTTCATAGCACTCATAAAGTCAGATCTTGGAATTACAAGGGATTTGAAATCAGCATCAAAAAACAAAGAAATATCAACGTCACCGTAAGTTGTTTGTCTCTTCTCCTTTCCTTTTTTTATAAGCTCAATGATGTCCCTCTTCTCTTCGCCATCAAGCTTAGTAGCGACACTGAAGTCTCTGAACAAACTATAAGCATCCTTATAAATACCACAACCCCCGTTGTAACATTTATATGTAAGGGTGTCAAGATAGAAATTGCCCCTCTTTTTTCTAGGATTAGAGCTATCACCACAATAAGGACAAGAAATGTTAAGCCTATTTACAGCTTCATACATTTTTTGCTTTCCTACGTTACCAGCAAATTCCTTTCTTAAAATATCCCCTATAAGTTCCTTAATTCTCCCAAGATCCATAAAACACAATTATAATTTATTACCAACCAGACAAAAAAAGAAAAGGGGGCAGCAATTCTAATTGCCAGCCCCCAATTCAAGGTAGATTTAGAGATCTGCGTATAGGTCGTCTAAAGACGAAGATGTTTCTGGTGCTGATGGTTGTTGAATACCTGCACTCGGTGCTGGGGTAGAATCAGATCCAACTTTCGTTGAAGAAGCCTCTTTGTAAATTTCATTAGACGAAGAAGATGAAGTTGAAGGAGATGTTGTTTTATTAGCGCCTCCCAAAACTTCATTTACCAACCTGCCATCAGGTACCGTGTTTTGGATAATATTCATAACACGCTCGGTAGTTTTTTCGTCCCAATCTTTGTACTCAAACTGTGTAAGATTGTCTGGCCCAGTTTTGAGGTATTCCATGATGGTGTTCATATCATCCTGGTTTTTCTCCATCTTTTTACCGTTGATCTCGACTGGTGTTCTGTCACCAACAAAAGAACAAAGATCGTAGTTGTTCCATTCTCCAACTTTTCTTGTATGAACTGAGAAAAGCTTTCCTTCAAATAGATCGTACGGGTTGCAAGCATCCCCATATTCTGGTTTTAGCTGTGCTTCAAGCATATCATTTAGTTTTCTACCAAACTTAAAAACCATAATATTACCCTCCAATTCAGGATTGTGCTTGTCTTGCACAATTTGAATTAGTGAATAGTAGTCTTCCTTTCTGGAGAAGCTTTTAGACAATTCCTGATCTGCAGCAGAATGAGAATTCTTTAGCTTCCAGAACATGTCTTTCAAAACAGATTTTTTACCAACTGTCGAAGGACAGTCTACTGGGAATCCATCTCCAGTGCTTGGATCGTTTAGGTAAACGTAATACTTGTGAATTTTTGACTTTGTAGGGTCAACGTGATTAGGAAGAAAGCGGATCAGCGACTTGTAAATTCCATCCTTTCCGTTCTCCGGATATGGTTTGTAAAATTCTGTTCCCTCTGAATTCTCCTTTTTTGTTTTCGTTACGAACGCTTCTGCGTCCAGGTTGAAAATGTCTAAATTACTCATGATTCTCTTAATTATTTTTTTAAATCCTTTATTTAATCTCTAAGTGTCCCAAAAGTTTCCCTTAGATTGTATATATGCATAATTTTTTTTATCTATTCGTTCACCTGTGGATTCAATTTCCCACACTCTCTTACCTCTTAAGGATACCTTTACCATAGGGCGGGAAAGGTTAAATTCAGAATTAAGTATATGATGCTTTAAAAGTGTCTCTGGGTGAAAGTAAACACCAGAGAGAATGTATTCTTCCATCATCTCGTAGAGTTTTGAGTAGTGTTCCATTGCTTCCCTACCTCCCCATGCAAAAATATCATTAACCCCGCCCTTCCAATCAAAACCGGGAGGAATACATATAGTTTTTAGATTTGGATCCAAAGGGATGTCGTTGTGGATTTTTATGTCCATTCTTCCTTTTATAATATAATCATATCTCTCACCAGTTAGGTTTTCATACTCCTCTAAAAGGAGAAAGGACTGTCTTATCTTATACCACATCAAGAAAACCGAAACTGGATTTATCTCACCAGTTTGTGGGCCATAGCTTTCAAACGACCACGCTTTATCTATTATCCTTGATATACCCGGGGATTCAAACTTGTCCATCTTTATGGTTACTGGAGAATAAAGACTTGCTAAAGTGTCGGTGCTTAGGGTGTCAGTAAGGTGGTGTGTTTCTGCATGAAGGGAATTTTTTATAGTTTCAGATGGGCTCCAGGTAGATATAAAAACATCTGGCTTAAACCTATCCAAAATTCTGCCTTTTAAGTAGGGAAAGGTTTCTTTTGCCTCCCTAATCTGGCCAGGAAGTAAAAGAGCTACTTTCATTTGTACTTAAAAATTTGTACTTCTCTATATAATCTGAGCAAATTCCACAACATCCGTTAACAGGATCATCATAGATCTCAGGAAGAACTGCGATACTTTTATTTATGGGCTGATTTCCAGGGAAAGCCCAAATGAAAGACTTAGAAGTAAGAGTTATTCTGTCTTGTTCATGCCAAAATACATTGAATTCAACATACTCCTTTAGATACACAAGGGCAGAGATGTTTTTGCAGTGGATCCAAAGGTTGTCTGATCTCTCCATAAGCCAATCTAAGGAGACCTTAGAATTTGGGGAATCGTGTCCTAAATAAAGTGAAGATCCAGATATCCAAACATCTATCTCCACATCATAACCAAGATCAAGAGCTTCTTGTATGTAGTCAAGGTTGTTCTCTCTTGATGGTATTGGCCCCTTTATATTTCCCCGGTGTGATATTAGTCTCATCCTAAAATATCCTGTAATCTAGGTCTTTAGAAAATGTTCTTTTTCCCCATTTCTTTATGGCACAAACATATTCCTCTTCTTGGAAATCATTATTGATGGCTTGCTTCATTGCCAAGCCACCAGCTCTAGTTCCCATTGGATGTCCATGCATAGCTCCTCCAACATTAGCCATCCAATCCACACTATGTATAGATTCATTGATATAATCAACCAGACCAGGATGCATTCCACAACTGAGAGCTGGAACTATATTGTAATGCCAGAGGACTTTTAGAGTATCCCGTATCTCATCATCATCCTGGTTCATATAACCTCCAATCATTCCAGCATGTATAGAATCCACACCAGACCATCCAGCAATTTTACAAATCACAGGCCAGTAGATGTGGAATGGTGCCCTTTTGTCAGTAAAGAATTTATCACCACTTTTTTGAAAATGTATCCATAGGTTAGGGTTTTGCTTCCTTATAGCACGATATACCCCAAGACCGCTCCAGACATTTATGTGGATTCCGTTCCCGCCATTATTTGCAACAAAATTTGCTCTCTCCAAAGCATATGGGCTATCACCATTTATACAAAAGCAATAAATAACATCTGGTGCATTCTCTTTCAACCAGGAAGAAATAAGTGGAACCCTTTCCTCAAAAGGACAATGACTAGGATTCCCTAAGAGCTCGTCTTCTTTTATGAAATTAACTCCTCCGTAGACCATCTCCTTTACTGCCTCTAGAAGAACCTCCGGACTCATACCAACTTTAGGCTTAATAATACCCCCAAAGAATGGCTTATCTATAACATTATTGAATCTTCTAAACCCATCTATACCATAAGCAGGGGCAAGAGAAAAATCAGATTCTACCTTATCAGGAAGGCTAATATCTAAAATATGACATTTTACAATTTCTTCGATGTCCACCTGTCCACCAGCTATATGACAAAGAATTTGGGATATTCCATCCTCCTCAAGGTTAATATTGTCAAGAGGGAATGCAATGGAAACTTCCCCAGATTTTTTTTGGGATAACTTCTTCTCGTCATCCAAAACGAAGCAGCTGTGATCCAAAAACATCTGATCGGTTTCCCAAATGCTCCTATTATTAGGATTGCCAATACTTTGACCTATTGCAAGATTCCAGGAAGCATCCCTTAATGATGTTTTAGCCTCTAGAAAATATCTTACTACAAAGTACTTTTGAACATCCAACGATTCTTCTTTTGTGAATATACTTATCATTTTACAATAAATTTATCTCCTGGTACTGATGGAGTTTTTACTATAAAGACCTCGCAATCTTCAAGAAAAACTGGGTCCGCAACTTCACCTTTCCTAAGTATGAATATGTCGCCTGCTACTAATTCAGTTCCTTGTATAATCATTTTACCACTTCTCAGGAAATTTATTTCATCCGCCTCCTTGTGATAATGCTTAGGCCAATCTTCACCTTGGATATGCTTCTTGTAGCAAACCTCAAAATCACTTGTAGGAAAAGCAACAGGAGAGAAATTACCTGCGTACCAACCTCCTTGCATATTATCAATCTTAAATACTTCCATCAATTTACAATTCCTAAATATCTTTTTAAATCCTCGGGTGTACCGATCGGAAAGTGAAGGTTATAGAAGAATGGAAGTATTTTCTTTCCCTTTTTTATAAGATAATTATATGTAGGGGCAACATAGAATTCGTTGTTGTAGCGATCGTTCAGTAAAATCATCTCCTCCGCAGAATGAACGAAATCTGATCCTTTGCTCCAAAAGTGTAATCCATTGGTAGCAATGTTTGATATTACTATTTTTTCTTTGACATCACAAACCTCGCCGTTGGGATCCAATTTTACATAACTGTTCTTCTTAGAAGATGAAAGAAAACATCCAAGCAATCCGTCACATCCAGTAACCCCGACAAAGTCAATAATGTTATCGAGATCATAATCCAATATAACCTGGTCACAGTTGATGACCATCAAAGGATCTTCGTTGTTTATTAAATCCTTTGCAACCAAAACAGTAGAAGCGGGTCCTTCAGTTAGCTTACTAACAGATCTTGTTTCATAAGTAATATTAAGATCACTTATGTGTTTCTCAAAATCTGACACGGACACGAATTCCTCGTTGATAACGAAAATGAAATTAGCAGAGGGATGATTTAGGTTCCTCACCACTGCTTTAATCATAGGTTCTCCGTTAACATCTATAAAAGGCTTCGGAGTTGCATAGCCTGCATCAGAAAACCTTTTTCCTGCACCTCCGAGAGGTATAAGTATATTAATCTTCACTTTTTTCTTTTATAGAGTCATATAAATAGAGACAAGTCCAAGTAGCATCTATAATGTCATCGAGTGGCTTGTTCACATTACCCGAAGGTGTAATCCATTCGTCCTTATTGTCATCTAATATGTTAGTAAAAGATTTTAGATTAGTTTCCAGGAATTCCTTTTCAACAAGAGCGTTATAGAGTTCGTGCTTTTTAGCATTGCCCTTGAACGCAAACTTTTTTATTGAGGTTGGAGAATAGACATAAAAGTTGTCGCTACCTGTGTGATCTACAATCTTTTTCCTAAGCAAAGCAGTAGCCATAGAAATGTCAATGAGAGCGTTACCGTTGGAAGCAAAGCTTAATCCCTCCATAGCAACTATAACGTCATCACCACCACAAATATCTTCTATCTCCAACCAAAATTTATCCACGAGATCTTGGAAATAATCGATCTTGATTCTTTCCCTCTCTGAATAATCCTTTGGCATTTTATCTTTGCCCATGAAAAGGAGTACATAATCCTCAGACTTATCCTCAGATAAAATGTGATAAGGCTTTTTGGTATTCTTCTTTAGAGATTCTGGTGTCCTTTCACTTCTTGTTAAGGATCCCCATGTAAACTCGTTATCTCTAAAAACACAAAATGCTGGGGAGTTAAGTGAAAAGTCTATTCCGACTAACGTTTTCAAAATGAAATTATTTAAAAGTGCAACTTATATATCGACACAAAAAAGCCCTCCACATTGGAAGGGCTTTGGTCCTCGGATAAACATCTGAGAAGGGGCGTACTTAAAGATCTATTACATAGAAGGCTTTACAACCTCACCTTTTTTACCGGTATAGTTGTAATCATTGATAAGCTTATCGTAGCACTTCTTCATCTGATCATCAGTCAAACAATCAACGATGTCATTTAAAACTCTTTGATCGTTTCCTGAAGCAGCTACCAAAAGGTCCTTCATATGTTGTTTCAAATCGTCCTCACCATACATTGGTTGGCCGTATTTCATTTCATTAATCTTGGTTAAATCTGAGAACTTTTTCATGTCTTAGTATTTTTTGTATTCTATATATCTTATCTTTCCTTGCCAATTTCAAGATTGAGTCCCAAATAGTTACATTTGAATCCAACGTTGAAAGTGTAAACCGATGGGGTGTTCTGGGTGTAATTTAAATTTAGCTCAGAGAATGAAGTTAGTGTTACTTCCTTAAACATTACAGTGGAAATAATGTTACCCTCATTATCCAGAGTTCTAAGAGGTAAATTCTGAATATAGGTTCCAGGATTCTTAAAATCCAAATAGCTTAATACTGTCTCAAGCATTATAAAATAGTTTATAAACCCTTCCGCTATTCTAAACGATATCTGAAACTCTCTATTGAAAAGATCTTGAACCGGAGTAGCACTTTGGTAATTGATCCTTTTACCCAAGGTTCTTACCTGCTCAGACTGATCCATACTCATTGAAGGAAAAGTAACACTCTGTATAGTACTGTTCATGTATGAGGTCAGCGTATCATATGGAGTAGGCTGTTTCTTTAGATAGTCGATATATTTTTGATGCACGACATCTGGAAAGAATCCCTTGGGAAAAACAAAATAAAAGCTGTTAGCCCTTGCGTTTAATATGCTCATCTACAGTATTTTTTAAAGGGGACCGAGTATCTTCTTTCCTTAGACTTTCCTATTGCTTTACTTAGGTCATAGTCTCTAAAGTGATATAGGCCTTCGCTAAGTTGAGTTACTGTCCCTTCCATAGTATATACCCGACCTTCTCCTGTGTCCATGATATCCTCCACATCTAGATTACAGGAGGGAATTGTGGTCCTCGGTTTGGATTTCCGCTGTCCCCTCCGGTTTGATTCGAAGAGGATCCTTTATTAGCTGCGGATCCACCATTAGTTCTTCCCGCAGATGTGTCTCCATAGCTTAAAATCAAAGCTAAGTCATCCCTGCCAAATATTCCAGCTACCGCATTTGTAAATTCTTCTTTTGTAATACCACTGTAAAGCTTATATCCCACCGAGGATGGATCAAGGAAATACGAAAGAATTTCTGGAGTAGACCAACCAAGTTCTACCTTTCCTTGCACATCCGAAGCAATAGCTTGTCTACGTTGAACAGGATTCAAATTGCCATAATCTTGGCTAGATACGCTATTCGTAGAAGTGGTAGCTGGCGTATTAGCCTGTCCACTTCCTGAAGCTGATCCATAAACTTGCCAAGAACTCTTTGATGTTGTTTTAGTTGTTTGTGTTTGTGTTGGGAATAAATCTAGTATAGTTGGAGTTTCCGTAGTAGCTGTGGATGTAAGGACACCAGTATCCCCGGTACTAGGAATAGAGTCACCTTCAGCAACCCAATTACCCCAATATAAAACCGAAGAAGATTTAGCAGATATCCTCGAGGTTCCAACTTTTAAGGCAGACTCCTGTTCGGATATTATTGCCTCTTGTGCTCTTATCTCAGTTATAGAATCATTCAAAGAGAAAGATCTAGCTGCAAGCTTTCTAGCCGCTCCTCTTATCCTAGAAAATCCAGTCTTTTCTGTGTTTGAGTTAGCCTCAATTGGACGATTGGAAATATAGAATTTCTTATTGTTAAATTGAAGTATTTTTGTTGCAAGTGTCTCATCAACTTTAAATGCAATTTCTCCTTTTGCAGGCTTAGCAATATTGTTATCCACTATCGAAGGTGCACTGACCTTTTTGTTTTGATTGTCTACAAAAACCATAGAATATTCTCCAGATGAAGATAGGTCTATATTCCTAGTTGTTCCGTCAGTAGCTTTTTGGAAAAATGTAAACTTGAAATAATTATCAAAAGGACTTATCTCTATATAGGCCTTACCCATTCCATAAGAAAGAGAAGCTGTAGCAGTTGTTTGGTTTCCAGTATCCTCTCTCAGGGTGGTTCCACTAACTACAAGATTAGTGAGGGATGTATTTACTAGGGTTCTTTCAATAAAGACATTTGAAAATTTAGTTATTTCCTTCGGACTAATTTGATTAGAAGGTATTGTTAGGTTAGTTGATCCAGCTACCTTATTGTATATTTTCTGTTGCTGAGGAAGTACCTGGAGTTGCAATGGCTGAATTTGAGCTCCATACCTACTCACATCGCTTGAAGTGTACGTAGCAATTCTTATCAGTCTAGATTGATCTTTGTTATTTACTAAGGTCATAGTGTACCTTAAAGTAAATGAGGAAGCTACAGAGGGATATCTAACTATAGGTCTTAGCAAATTAGGTACATCATAAGCAGTAGTTTGGATATTACTAAAGTTAGATGTATTTAGCAAAGCTCCACCAACCTGTTCAAGGGTTTCTATTGTGTGCTGGAGGTAATAGCTATTTCCTATCGAATTTTGGAAGAGGATAAAATCTTCAGGGAATCCACCATCGTCAGTTGCGAAATACTCAAAGTAGTCTCCTTGATCGGAAGGAGCTATATAAGCACCAATGTTTTTAAAAGGATCCGTTGATTCAAGCGAAAGAGCTGCCAACAGATCAGAACCATAAGTATCATATCCATTAGTGGTTGTAGTACTTAAAATCTGGTATGCTTTAATTCTTATCGGAGATGCAGTTTGATAACCCCTTCCACTTTTGGAGGTCAAAGCTGCAAGGGTATTACTTTTATTTGAACCAGATGCTGCACCATACTTATTGTTCATATCAACAAGACTTGGAATTTTCACTTCATAGTACTTGTCGTATATGTTAGATCCTATGGTTACCGGATTAGGATTGAGTGTATAAGTTTGTGATGATCCTTTTGATAACTTAATTTGGGAAAATGTAACATAAGAACCATTAACATCCAAATACTGTACTTGGAGTATTAGTCCATCAATATTGTCCAGGTTATATCCAGCAAGAATGTGATATCTAATTGAATCATAAATTACACTGATGTTGGATGGGAATGCTATCCCCAATTCCGATGTTGGGGTAAGATCAGAATTAAAGTCATTATAAGGAACTATCAAACCAGGATCCAGTGTAACGAACGTATTCTGGTTTGTTTGTACAACGCTGTTGTTTCTTGTATTCTGAGTTGTAGATTGATCCTGATCCAAATTCATTATTTGGATGTCATCAGAAGGTTGTCCGTTATCATCTTCAAGAACACCATTTACCAATTTGTTAAACCCAACAGCAGGAGATCCAGTATTCACAAAGTATGACTCCGGATTAGGTTGGTCAGCATATAGGTACTCCATTACCAAATATGGAGCTAACTGTACAAATTTTGATGTCGTTGAAAATGCCATTTTTATATTTCTTTATTTACCAAATTGCAAGAATTTTGGGGAATAGTAAAGGCCAACTCCAATGATTGGGCCAGCTTGATATCCGTCAGTAGCCAAAGACATACCATAACCTACACCTACCCCTATTCCAAAGGGTTTCCTTGCACCCCTCAAAGCCTTACGTGTACCTGGATCGTCAACCATATCTAAAGCCTGTATATCATTAAATGAAATACCTGGAAAGGATGTGGAAGCTCTCACAAAAAGTCTACCAGTTTTGGGATCTCTGTATAATCCGGCTACTAAGTCTATCTTCTGTTCAACTGTCATATTCACTGACCCAGGATTTATTAGGGTTATTCCTTGTCCGTCAAGTACAGTATCAACCATTGTATAAGGGAGCCTTCCTCTTACCCACAATCGGTTAGTTCCGGGCAACGTTGGATTATACGTGAAACCTAAATAACTAGTGTCAATACCTATTTCATTTTCAACGGGGATAATGATTGTTGTATCCCTATAAACAACCTGAGTCTCAATTACAATCCCCGGCTTTTTATTCTTAGCTAATTCTAGTTGCTTAATAAGAAATTCCTGTTCCTCAGAAAGCTCATTATACTTAAGCTGGAAAGCAGATTTTTCAGCAAGAGCGTTTCCAAGTTTGGACTTTACAGTTCTTACGCTGTCTTGCTGAACCAAAAGATTGTTCATACTTCTCTCAGCTTCTCTTTTGGCATCCTTAGATATACCACATTGTCTTAAAAGCAAAAAAGCCAGTGCTGCGATCACAGCAACTGGTGTAATTTTGTTGTTCAGCAGGGAGGTTATCTTCGATAGGGTAGCTATCATTTCATATAAATTAATTTAAATGGATCGAGCTTACCCTCTCCATATTTTTCTTTTAGCTTTTGAACGAAGGCATGTTCTTCATCCCTAAGTCTTTCAAGCTCCTTCACTAAAGACCCAGCTTTTATATTTAGAGATTCCATTTCCTCCTGCACAGTTTCTATTTCGGCTCTTACAACAGAAAACCTATCTTTCAAAAAATTAGCTTGATCTTTTTCTTTTTTCGTTAAATCCATGGTAACTATATTTATCTAAGTTGCAAAATGCTATCTAAATTAAATGCTATGGAGATAAACCTCCTCCCCCAAGTCCATCATCTAAGCCAGATGCAGCCTGATCAACTGAAATGGTATATGTAATCCATCCACACTTATAGTTATCGTCAGAGAACGCCTGGTAGTGCAACTTTGCGCTTACTACTGATGGGAAAAACGTTATTCTAATATGTTGGCAACCAGATGTTCCAGCCCCATTATCATTGATATAAACTTTCTGTGGTGATCCAAGGAAACTTGATTGTTGAACAACCCTAATTCCGCCAAAAGAATAATTTGAGCTATTTAGGAAAAAGTCAAAAGTTCTTGACTCTACACCAGAGCTAAAAAGTCCAGAAGCCCACGAATAATTACTTCCAAAGGACAACAAAACTCTATTAGCTTTACCGTTGGCTGAAGGACTTCCGGATGGTGGAGGAGTAATAACACAAACATCATTTGTCGGATTACCACAAAGTATGTAGCTATCAGACCCATCAGATAAGAAATTCTGAGATGTTGTAGTAATGCCCTTAACAATCTTTAATCCAGTAGCACCAACAGAGCCAAAAGTAAATTTATTCTGTCTGGAGGAAGTTACAAAACTTTGACCTGTTGTGTTTAGCACCTGTAGCAAATTATTGCTTGTTTCAGACGTAGCTTGAACACTTACACCATCCCCAGATCCAGAAAGGCTTGCTAAAGGAACATAAGGGTTAACTAGTGCAGCAATATATCCAGTACCACCCGGTACAGATAGAACAACACTAAAATTAGATGAACTTAAATTTACCTGACTAGAAGTAAAACTAAGCGTGGACGGAGTTGAAAATCCAAATGCTCCACTTGTTCCAGTAGCAGCTGTAAAATTAGCAGTACTTTGGGAGGATCCAACAATATTTTGACCAGATGTTTGTAAAGTCATAGTTCCACCTGTAGCAGAATATGTTGACGAAAGACCGCTTTGTAGTCTTATCTCATTTGGAAAATACCATCCATGATTATAAGAAGAACCTGTTTGAGTCCATTTAAAAGATGCAATTCCACCAGGAGTTTGTGTCAAAAACGTTTTAGCAAATCCAACAATAGGTAAATCTGCTGTTTGCGAAGTATCAGTTGAAACCATAACTTTAGAAAAGTTTGGATTCATGGATGATGTTGCACCAACCGCATCAGAAAGCACAAGATCCTTAGTATTCTGACTTCCGTTTATATAGATTGCATTATTTGAGGTAGAATTACCAGGACCAGAAATACCAGTTATGGTAGAAAAAACACCGGATGAAAGAAGAGTCTGTCCACTATTGACCCAAGATCCCGAGGTATAAACGTAAACCTGCTGACCTCCAGTAACCCCTATGTTAATCCAAATATCACCATTTTGAGATTCAGAATCACTTGGTTCGGTAGAGGAGAAAAACCAATCAGCAGCTCTTTCGCCAGTTGCACCTGCTTCACCATCTC